GCCGGAAACTTTAGGAGGTCACTTACGGTTCGTAAATCACCTCACTCCATTCACGAGTGAATGAAGTGCACTGCACAGTGTCATGCGGAAGGTCGCAGGGAAAGTTCCACCGCGACCCCTGTATGGTGTCGGAATCCTTCGGCACAGTGCTCTTGAACCGTCCATACGGGTCTGGTCTCCTCGTGAGAGGTCGCCATTTCTCGTAAAGGGCCGAAGCCAAAACAGCTTTCGAGCTAATCTGCTTGTCGGAAAACACATCACGGAACCACCCGTTACCGGATAATCCCGCCGCAGGCACGAAACGATCGTTAAACCGCTCGTGCAAGGTCTTGTAGATCCAGCCATCCCAGCAGCGATGCCGGGACGGCGTGGCCTCATCAAGGTTCACCCAGAAATGTCCGTTACCGGCCCCAGAAGGGCCGAGCGGGACTTTCCAGGCTATCTCCACAGACCTTCGCCAACGACGGAGTAACCGCGCACCCTGTGAGGGGGCGATTACACAAGAGCACTTGAACCAATCGTACACGGCGTTGTGGAAATCCACAGCGTCCTGTACGGTTAAGATCTCGTGCTCGATACGGGGAGCTGTTACCCGTACGCCGTTAAAGTAGTCTTCCCCACAAGACTCCCGGAAGAGACCCTCGTGGAACGACTTCGTGTCGTTGACCTCGAACCCAGCGTTCCTCAACGCTGTCGTGACTTTCTCATAGTCACAGGTCGGGACTACAATGTCATCTCCATACACTAAGATGCCATCGTGGCCACAAGCAGCGGAACTTAAAGCATAGAAGAGCACGCTCTCTAGCTCGAAAGTAAACCCGTTGCCCATGGACGAGAACATCTCAAAGCGCTCAGGTTTACACCCAGGCGCCCAAACAGATGTATGGGACCGCAACTTATCCAGTAACTCCGCCCACGGTTGCGGAAGGAGCGTGTGAACAAGTAGACGTGCGATCGTATCGGATGCCGATCTCAAATCAATGGTGCTCCATGAGGAGTCCAAAGACCCAAGTTTGGCTAGATACTGGTTGGCGGACTGATCTAAGAGATTGATTCCCGCGAAGCGGTGCAATCGATCTCTGATGTATGCTCCAACGGTTCGTTGAAGCACCACGTTGAATAGGGGTTCGACCCTTATCAACCGATCAGTTTG